TATTCGGTCTTGAAGAACTACCCTCTACAGGGTATTATTAACAACCGGCAAAGGAAGGAGATTCTATAATGCCAGACACATTTAGATATACGTCTGTAAGTGTTTCTAAGAAAGCACACGCAGACTTAACCAAACTACAGGCGCAACTGCGTAAGGAGCACGGCGTTGATTTTTCAATTGCGAAAGTGATTGAGAGCATAGCTGTGAAAGAGGTCAATAAGTATGGCCAGCAGTAAGCGAAGTAGACACCAAGTAGGAAAGATGTGGAGATTTAAAGATAATAAATCAGAGCAAAATGCACCACGTACAATTTTAGGATTGTTTCCTACGACAAACAATGGGGAGGATAAAAAATGCCAAGAGGAGTCGAAGCAGAAAACTTAACGATTGGTAAATTTGAGTCGTTGCTACATATAGTTGATATAATCAGAGGTTTGGATGCCCGAATGGAAATGCAGATGCTCGCTATATTCTTATATGTAGCTCGACACGGGATGAAGAGAAGAGACGGAATTACTATGGATGAAATTGCAACCGAAATAGGTATTGCACAATCTAGTATCAGCCGTGGTGTTCTTAAGTTGTCAGACGGGATTTTAAATCCTGCTAGAGACACACTTGAGAAAGCTGCCAAAAAGAGAGTTGCTCCGACTAGAGAGCAATTGAAACCAAAATACGGAATAGGTCTTTTATATACTCAAGATGACCCAACTGAACGTAGACGTAAAGTTGTTTTTCTTACACCAATGGGTGAGCGTATTGCACACCAGTTGGCTGACTATACAGTTGCATCATATCCAATGGATGCGAAAGAACGTAGAAAACGTGTCAGAGATATGCGAAGAGGTAAAGATGTTGAGAATATGCAACGTCTAAGTGAATATGAAGAAAAATATATGCACGAAAACTTTCGCCGTCTGGAGGAACTACAAGACCAACTGAAGAAGCAGTATGAAAGCGTGAGACAAGAATTGTCGTATCGTACAAAAGATATGAACATGACTTTTTCACAACTGCGAAAAAAGAATTTGCTATCGTCAGGCTTTATGCGTGAAGGAGCAAATACGAAGCCCAGAAGGAAGACACTCCTTGAAGAGGGCGGGAAGAAAAAATAAATGCAAACTCAAACAATAGAAAGGCAGGTGAAAATTATAGTGAATAACGAAAAACTAAATCAATATAGTAATCTTGAAGTTATGCCATTGAACATTGCTAAAGGTGATGACAATGGATTAGCTGATAGAAAACTTTCTGCCATCCATAAAAAGTTAAGAGAAGATGGATGGAATGTCTCTTCGGCACAAGCTGCCAAAAAGATATATAAGTTGTTTAATGATTGTTTAGTAACGGAAGTAACGACAAGACATATAGATGCGTTAAAAGAACATCTACTTAAGAATGGTAGAAGTGTCGCAACTGTAAATCGTTACTTTTCTGCACTAAGTAAGATGTTTAAATACGCATTCAATCGTCCCAACGAATACGGACTAAAAAGTATTCCGCATATACCTTGGGGAACTGAAAACAACGCTCGAGTTAGATGGGTAACTGTCAAAGAAGAAAGAGAAATGATTAGGATGATGACTAAACGAAACAAAGTCGAGTTCCTAAACTTCTTTTTATTCCTGATGGATACAGGTCTAAGGAAAGGCGAAGCGTGCAAGCTAACAACTGCTGACGTTCAATTAGATGAAGTACAAAAAGTTAGATACGTTTTAGTAAACGATACAAAGAACGGAACTAACAGAAGCGTGCCTTTATCAGATAGAGCGTGGGGCATTGTTGAACCACTTATAGAAGGTCAAGACGCTACGACTGCAGTATTCAGACATAACTACTGGACGTTGCAGAACCAATGGGAAGACATGAGAGAAATCATGGGTCTCGATGAGGACAGGGAGTTCACACTCCATTGCCTGAGACACACGTTTGCATCTCGGTTAGCCCAAGCAGGGAAACCATTGCATTTGATAGGTTTGTTGATGGGTCATAAGACTTTAGCGATGACGAAACGCTACAGTCATTTAGCACCTCAACACACTTTCAATGTACTTGATGTCCTTAACAATGACAGGCCGTCAGAAGATACTGATAGCCAAATTGATAAAATATCCCATATCGGATAGCATTATACTTTATGCAATCAATTGGCATTGTTTAAAAATACGAGAGTGAGAAAAGTTGTTGAAGAACGTAAGCTTTTTAAATTCCGACACCGCCATTTCTTCATTTAGCCAACGGATTACAAATCGGTTGAACAGAAGAAAGCGGTGTTGGGTTTTTCAAGCATAGCACTTTGCTAGTTCCACGTGAAACAATAACATTCTCTCACTCTCTTTAAATTTAACTTAAAATTAAGGAGAGTAATACCTATGGCTAAGATTTATGAAAGCCTACCGACATACCAAGATGAATTCGCCCACGAAAGGGAAATGAAAGAGCTTGGCAAGAAACGCACATCCAAAAGACGGGCATCCCACATTCAAAGGGAAGAGGAATCCGTCACATCCTACGGCAAGGTTATGGTCGCCCAGACCATCAGACCCCTTGCACTAGCAATCAATGAATTTCTCAATACGATAGCTGAGAAGACTGAAGGAAGGCCTGAAATAGCCTACTTGAGGTTATGTGAAGTAGAAGAACCAGAGATTTCTGCATTAATCACAGCAAAGCACGTAATTAACACCATTACCCAGCAAAAGCCCTTTACAGGTAGCTGCATTGCCCTTGGTGGTAAGCTTGAGACACAGGTTCAGCTAAAAAACTTCCAAAAATTAAACCCAGAGCTTTACGAGGCGGTGAAGACTGACCTTGATAAGAGGAGCTGGCACTATGCGTATAAAAGACGAAAGCTGCGTGAAAGCGCAAAACGAGGTCAGGTAGAATGGACTGAGTGGAGCAAGACAGAGAAACTTCATGTAGGTATTAGGCTTGTAGAGCTTATGGCTGTCAGCACAGGTCTAATTGAAATCGGTCACGATGTTATCAAAAAGAAGAAAACTAAAGTCATTAGGCAGACCCAAAAGACTGCTGAATGGATAAGCAAACGTAACCAATGGAATGATTTATTAAATCCTGAATACCTGCCTATCGTTATGCAACCTAAACAATGGACTAGCGTGGAGGGCGGAGCTTATTGGACTTCTGAGATGCCTCCATTGGATTTGGTGAAGCAAAAGAATAAACGATTTAAGCAAGAGCTTGAGAACTTTCATATGCCAGAGGTCTATCAGGCCGTAAATGCTATGCAGAATACAGCTTTTAAAATAAATGGGTTTGTTTTAGATGTTATGAATTATGCTTGGGATAATGGTCACGCTTGGGGTGGTATGCCAAGTATGTATCTACAGGATAAACCAAACAAGCCTCACGACATTGATACCAATAAAGAGGCTCGCCAAGAATACAGAAAACAATCTGCTATTATTCATACAGCAAATAAGCGTACTGCATCTAAAAGAACGCTTTTTACTAAAATCTTACACGTGGCAAGCAAGTTTAAGACACATAATAGAATATATTATCCACTACAATTGGATTTTCGTAGTCGTGTTTATTGTGTTCCAGCATTCTTGAACTATCAATCTGTAGGTGGAGCAAAAGCATTGCTTGAGTTTTCTGTAGGTAAACCAATTACCGAAGCTAACAAAGGAGCTTTTTGGTTAGCCGTACATGGAGCTAATACTTGGGGAGAGGACAAAGTATCTCTGTCTGATAGGTATAAATGGGTTCTTGAAAATGAGAAATGGATTGTTGATTGTGGCAAAGACCCTATAGCTAACTTGCAATGGAATGACGCAGATAGCCCATACCAATTTTTAGCATTCTGTAATGAGTGGAAACAGTACAAAGAGCAAGGCGAGGGCTTTGTTTCTCATATACCTGTGGCCGTTGATGGGAGCTGTAATGGGCTTCAATTGTACTCATTAATGCTAAAGGATGAAGTTGCAGGTAAACTTGTAAACCTTACTGTTACGGACACACCGCAGGACATCTATCAAGTTATTGCTGATAATGTGACTGACCGGTTACGACAAGATGCAACCAATGGCAAGCCTTATGCGCAAGCATGGCTCAATTATGGTGTCAAAAGGTCTACAACAAAGCGTAGCATTATGACTATCTGTTATGGCAGTACCCGCTACAGTTGCACCGATTTTGTGAGAGAAGACTTGCAGAAGCGTAAAGACAAAGGCGAACCACATCCATTTATTGTAGATGAATTAAAACCTGCTGTTTATTTAGCTGGTCTTATTTGGGACAGCATTGGTGATAACCTGAAGTCAGCCCGTGAGGGAATGGATTTCTTACAAGGTATTGCACGTGTTGTTTGCAAAGACCAACTTCCTATACATTGGATTAATCCTGTTGGCTTTCCTATTTGGCAATCATACCCGGAAGTAAGGTCAATGAGAGTAAAAGCAATGTTGATGGGTGAGGTGATTAAGCCTCGAGTTAATACTGAGCTGGATACTACAGACAGAAGACGAATGGTAAACGGAGTTGCTGCAAACTTTGTGCACTCTTTAGATGCAGCTTGCATGATGGTAACAGTTAATCTTGCGCAAGAAAAAGGAATACAAAATTTTTGCAATGTGCATGACAGCTTTGGCACTACAGCAGCAGACGTACAAGTTTTAAATGAAACTTTACGTGATGCTTTTGTGAAAGTGTTTACTGAGAATGATGTGCTTGCAGATTTTAAAGATGGCATATCAAGATTAGTTCCTGAAAAGCAACGTGAGAAATTACCAGAGCTACCTCGCAAAGGTAAATTAGATATCGAGTTACTAAAGCAGAGTGAATTTTTCTTTGCTTAAAAGTGCTACCCGATAAAGGATACATAAGTGCCCTTATATGAACGTAGAACATTTTTTCTACGTAAATTTAATATAAGGAGAATTATATCTTGAAGAAAAACTATACGAAAATTGTTTCAGGTGTTGGCGTTAGTCAATACGCTTGGCTGACACAGCCTGATACAAGATTTGATGAGGTTGGACATTATAAAACTAATCTAATTTTGTCAGGTCAAGACGCTGATACACTTAAGGCAGCGATTAATGAAGAACTTACAAAAAGCATTGCTCTTGCTAAAGAGAAAGCTAAAGGTAAAAATATAAAAACTGCACCTACTCCGTTTGAAGACGAAGTAGATGATAATGGAGAGCCTACGGGTTCTACGATTTTTAAATTTAAAACCAAAGCTCAAATCACAACCAAAGACGGGAAGATAATTCCTAACAAGGTTGCAATCTTTGACTCTAAGGGAAACCCGATGGTCGATTGCAATGTTTGGTCTGGGAGTGAGATGAAAGTAAGTGCAGAACTCGTTCCATATTTTACTGCAATGGTTGGGGCTGGCGTGTCAATGAGACTACGAGCAGTTCAAATCATTAAATTAGTAGAAGGAGGAGCAGGCAATGCCAAAGGATACGGCTTCGGTGAAGAAGAAGAAGGCTACCAGCAATCTATATCTGAAACGCCAGCAGATGAGGAGAGCCAGCAAGCCTTTGACTTCTAACGAAGTCGGCCTGCGGTATGGATTTCGCTCTGGTTTAGAGGAGCGAATAGCTAACGAGTTAGAGACAGAGAGTGTCGAGTTCGAGTTTGAAGAGACTAAGTTGAAATATACAAAGCCTTTAAAAGTTCACACTTACACTCCTGACTTTTACCTACCCAAACAAAAACTTTTCATAGAAACAAAAGGACTGTTTACAAGTGCTGACCGCCAAAAGATGCGCTTGGTCAAAGAACAGCATCCTGATTTAGACATCCGTTTCATATTCAGCAATTCAAACGCACGCATTAGTAAAAAGTCTTCGACTACTTACGCAATGTGGTGTGATAAAAATAAGTTTCCTTACGCTGACAAACACCTGCCTCAAGAATGGTTA